GCTGAAGGTGGTGACACTCACATGTTCGGCGAGCAGGAAGCGGACAAGGACACCGGCACTTCTGGCAACCATCCGTCGAGTGGTAAGCCTGATGCGCGCGGGCCTGGCGACAAGTTCGCCGCTGGCGGCAAGAATAAGATGTTCGGCTTCGCTGGCGCACTGCCGGCGACGGCGGGTATCTCGGCCGCGCGTGAGTCATAACCGTGGCGAGCGCCAAACCCAAGAGCGGACTGGGAGCGCCAAAGCCCCCGGCCGCAGCGAAGTTCGTGCTGGGCTCGCGGCCGACCAGCCTGCGGCAGAAACAGCCGACAGCACCGAAGGCCGCAACTCCCAACACTCGGGACTATGGCAAGCCGGCGGCCCCGGCGCCTTCTACGACTTTGCAGCCTGGGGCGCCCCTCCCGGCATTCGGTAACGGTCCCAGCGGAGGCCTCGGCTAATGGCCCACAAGAAAGATCTCACAGCGCTCACCAAAGGTGGCTCAACCGCGGTCCACAAGGGCAAGACGGCTACGCCGCCGCAGACCCTGTCGACCCACAACAACGTCAGTCAGAGCGGGTCCGCGCAGCCTAGCGCCGGGCTCAACAACTATGCTAAGGCAACTCCTGCGGCGAACCCCACGCCGCCAGCGACGGACGGCCTTGGATCGGGGACCTGGCCTGGTATAGGGCAGTAAGTGTCTTCAACCTCAGATCCTGTAAAACAAGCCGCGCGCCGGCTGCGTAACGCTGATCCACAAGCGTTCGCTGATTTTATCGCGGCCATGGAGCAGTGGACCGCTGATTTGTTGATTGCGATGACGAACGCCCCCGACACCCATATTTTTCTTGCGCAGGGCCAGGCGCGCGCGGCGCGTGGCTTACTAAGAATTCTTAACGAATGTCATTTAGAGCCTAAGCCGAAGCCCGGAGCGACCTGATCCCTCCGCGCTGCGGAGGACTAAATGGCCAACCCCGACACTCTTCTCCCTATCGACGAAACCGTTAAAATTCCCGAAGCAGTCAGACGAGCAAGTGCCGCGGCAGACGCGCACTACGCCAAGCCTGCGCCGGTTCAGGAGCCGGCGCCCCAGCCAGCTGCGCCGCCAGTCACCGGCGATCAACCCGTCAACATCGTTGCTGTTCCCGCGCCCGCCGCACCGACAGAGCCGCGGCCATTATTGCAGCCCCAACCGACCCCCCAGCCCGAGCCGCCCCCGGCCGATCAGATAGGCACTGCGGACCAGGAGCATCACCGCTATCTGTCGATGAAGGGCCGCTACGAGCAGGCCACGCAGACGATGGGCCAGATGCAGGAACAGCTGCGTGAACTCGGCAATACGGTTCAGCAGTTGACCGAGCGCCAGCCGGCGCCACAGCAGCAGCGCCCGCAGCCCGTGCGGCTTCTCACGCCGGAAGACGAGCACACTTACGGCCCTGATCTGATCGACATGACGCGGCGCGCCGCACGCGAAGCGCTGGCTCCGGAGTTGACGGAAATCCAGCGGCGACAGGAAGAACTTGCGCGCAATGAACAGCGCTTGAAGAACCAGCACACGCTCGATGCGCTCGATGCGCAACTGCCCGGCTGGCGGGACATCAACGTGTCGCCGGAGTTCCTCGACTGGCTGCGTTTACCAGATGTTTACTCTGGTGGTGTAAGAGGGAATTTGTTGAAGCAGGCGTTCCAAGCGGCTTCGGTCCCTCGGGTCCTTGCTTTCTTCAAAGGCTATCTCGCAGAGGCGCAAGCCACGGGACAGCTTCCAGTGCCGCAGCCGACAGCCGCCTCCCCGGCGCCTACTCACGCAGCGGTTATACCACTGGAAACGCTGGCGTCCCCTGGCAGAGCTCAGCCGGCACCTGGCAACAGTCAAGTGTCCACTGACAAACCTCACTTCACCCGACGTCAAGTTCAGGAATTCTATTCCCATGCGGGAATGGAGCGTTATCGGGGCCGTGAGGCGGATCGGAAGGCTGACGAGCAACTGATTTTCGATGCGCAACGAGAGGGGCGCATCACTTAACTGGGGGAACGGATAGTCCAATCCCCCGCAACAGGGGGCTCAAATGGGCATTCCGTCAGGCGCCTTTCCGGGCGCATCGTCTGGTACCACTCCCGCGATCTACCCCGTCGGTAGCTCCGGCAACCAGCTGCAGGCCACCGGGTTCATCCCGGAAATTTGGTCGGGCAAGCTGGTGGAGAAGTTCTACGCGTCGACCGTTCTCGCCGCGATCTCCAACACCGACTACGAAGGCGAGATCAAAAACAAGGGCGACCGCGTTAAGATCCGCACCAAGCCGACCATCACCATCCGCAACTACGACTCGGATGGCTTGCTCGCTCTTGACCGCCCGACTGGCGGTACGGTCGAGCTCTATATCGGCAACGGTAAGTACTTCTCGCTGATCCTCGACGACGTCATGGAAGTTCAGAGCGATTTGAACATTCTCTCCATGTGGTCGGACGACGCGGCTCAGCAGCTGAAGATCGCCGTCGACACTGACGTTCTGACCGGTATCGTTGGTCAGATGGCCGCTGCCAACTTCGGCACCGCGGCTGGCGTCATCACCGGTTCGCTGAACCTCGGCACGCAGGGCAACGCCCTGTCGGTCGTGGGCCGCAACGCCGGCGTTGGTCAGGTCGAGCTCCTCGACGTTCTGATGCGTATGGGCCAGGTGCTCGACGAGCAGAACATCCCGGAAGTCGGCCGCTGGGTCGTGATGCCGGCGTGGGCCGGCCGCATGATCAAGCAGTCCGAGCTCCGCCAGGCCTATCTGTCGGGCGACAGCGTGTCGATGCTCCGCAACGGGCGCCTCGGCATGGTGGACCGCTTCACTCTGTACGTGAGCAACTTGCTCCCGAACAACAGTTCGGACAGCGCGCAGTTCAACTCGGGCGAATGGCCGATCTTCGCGGGCCACGCGCACGGACTGACCTTCGCGTCGCAGATCTCGAAAGTCGAGACGCTGCGCTCCGAGCTCACCTTCGGCCAGATCCTGCGTGGCCTTCAGGTCTACGGCTACCAAGTCGTCGACGGTAAGGCACTCGTGCAGGCTCAGGTGACCCCGGCGAGCTAATCGTTAGCGGGTTCTTAAGTCCTCTGAATTAGGCTCCCGGTGGCAACACCAGGGGCCTTTTTCATGGCATATAACCTCGAGACCGTGAGCGACTACATCGAAGACGCGCGCACGTTGTTGCTCGATCGGATCGCCCCGTTTCGGTATAACGACGTCTCTCTTCTCGTCGCCCTCAACCTGGCTCTCCTGGAAGGCCGCCGCCTGCGGCCCGACTTGTTCATCTACAAGTACGGAAATCAGGTGCCGTCCTACAGCGCAGTCGACGGCCAGAAGGTCAACATTGAACCCCAGTTCCGGAAGGCGTTCTCCTACGGCACCGCCGCGCACGCGCTCGCGCGCGACCAGGAGGATGTGCAGGACCAGCGATCGAACCTCTTCATGGACGTGTTCTCCGTCATTCTCACGGGCCTGCCGTATCCCGCGAAGATTGGCGGCGGCACGCCGGGACCGAAACAGGCGCCGCAGGGCGTCTCACTGCCGAGCTAAATAGATGGCCATCCAGGACCGTGACTTTGAACGTATGATGAATGAAATCCGTCTGTTTCTGACGGGTTCGTCCGACGCTGGCATCAAGGCGACCATGTTCGACGTTATCGACGAGTTCTTTGACGTGTCGAACTCGTGGGTGGAGTGGATCCCGTTGACGATCCAGCCCGGCCTTCAGATCTATTCGCTGCTGCCTCAGAAGGGCGGCATGATCAACCGGCTGGTCACGGCGCTTGACAGCAACCAGGTTGTACTGCCGGCCGGCATCGCGTTTGGTGATCAGCCGGCGAGTACATCAGCTGGCCCGTCGTCCTACGTCGACCCGCCTGGCGTCGTGCTGTCTCTCACGTTCCCGCAGAACACGTCGTACACCGCTAGCGTGTGCGTGACTAAAAAGCTCGTCCTGCCGACGAACTCCAACGAAGTGCCCAACGCACCGTCTTGGCTGCTGCCGCTCTACGAGCGCTATTTGAAAGAAGGCGTCATTGGCACGATGCAGTTGCAGAAGGGCAAGTCGTACTACGACCCGACTGCGCTTGGCGCGCCCTATCATCTGAAGAAGTTTCGCGATGGCATGGCGATGGCGAAGACGGCCACAATCCGGAGCGGAATCTTTGGTGGTCAGTCGTGGGGCTTCCCGCGGCTCTACCGGACCAATTCGCAGCGCGGTGGCGTCTCGACGCCGTTCCCGACGCCGACCGGACAGGGGATATAAATGCCCGTCTATTACAACGATCCCAATGTGGTCCAGACAGCTTCCAGCGTGGATCTTGTCACGTCGAATAACACGACGTGGGAAGACGCGTTCCAGTTTGATCCGCCGCCCGTGCCGGGCGGGCCGCCGTCACCGTACTGGCCTCAGGGCGCCAGCGGTCCGACGTGGACGTTTCAGAACCAGAACTTCCGCATGGACGTGAAGACGAACATTAACGCGTCCGGACCGATCGCGTCGTGGACTTCCTCTGCCGGGCAGATCGTGGTGACCGATCCGATCAATCGTATCCTGAATATGAACGTGCCGGAGAGCCAGTATCCGCTGACCGGGATGGTGCCTGGCACGTACATCTACGACTTCATCATGTTCGACGGTAGCATACCGCCGATCCGCGTGATGCTCATGCAAGGTAAATTCAAACTGCGAGCCGGTGTGACCGGAGGGTAAGATGACTGTTGTTGTAAATGGACCGG